ATCTCCTTATTCAAAACTATACACCAAGTATGAAAACTTGTCAAAAATGGAAAACCCCCTGCACATTGCAAGGGGAAAACACAAAGGTTTTTATGGAGTAATTATGACGGCAACTCGACTTCTATGCTATCGGGTAACTCCACATAAATCTTTTCTTCTTCGTTTTCTTCTTCTGCTTCGGGTTCGTCAAGTTCTGCAAGTGCTTTTCTTAAAGCTTCCCCGCAACCTTTCAATGTTTCTTGACACTTTTCCAATTCGTCACCGCAAGCCTTGATTTTATCAAGAATGGCTCTGGTCTGTGCAGAAATCTTGCGACCGCTTTTTTCTTCGGTGATAAACTTGTGTGTAAAATCTTCCCCGAATGATTTAACGGCTTCGGCAATTGCATCTTGATTGGCAGGAACGGCAACGGCAGAAAACTCCAACAATTCCCATTTAAGAATATCAAAGCCGTTTTCTGTTTCTACCCATTCAAGCGGAATAAAGCCAACCGATACTGCGTTGAGCATTCCTGTTTTATAACAATGGTAGCAAAAGTCTGTCAATTTTGCTTTTTCACTTGCTTGCTCTGGGTTTGTAGAAAGTTCTTCAACTGTCGGGAAATAAACGATTGCTTTTACTCTGTCGGCTTCAATCCAAATATCTTCCGTTTTTCCAAGTGGAAAATCACGGCTATTGTGAAAACCAAGAAAGACTTTATTTTTAAGATAATTTGTAAGGTCGCAACCACTTGCCCTTAAAATATCGCCATCACGATCCACAACTTCCTTTGAGATTGTGAACAAAACCCGTCTGTCACCCATATCTTTAATTTCTATAGGCAACTCTTTTCTGTTTGCTACACCTTTTTCAAGTTTCATATTATTCCCCCGAATTAAAGTCCTGTCAATGTTACGACAACCTTTGCCATTCCGTCTTTGCCTTCTGTCGGCACGATTTCAACAGGCTCTGTGTAAGTAGAAGCGTCAATTGAAACGGCTTTTGAAGATTCAATGGCAGGGATATTTGAAAGTGTGATTGTTGCCTTTTTCATTCCGTCTTTGCCACTTGTCGGAGTAACTTCAACAGGCTCTGTGTAAGTTGATACATTGATTGTCTGTGCCTTGTTGTTTTCCAAATCTGCACCCGCAATTGTAACTGTGTTGAATGTAACCTTTTTTACATCATAATCACAATCGCCTACAATTCCGATTGCATTGTCACAACCTGTAACCTTTACAAACTTCTTTGCACCGATTAAAGAAAAACAGAAACCTTCGTTGATATTCAAAGCGTCTGCTTTCAATGTCAAAAAGTCTGTATAATCTCCACCAACTGTGTCCGAAGTAACAACCTTTACGGCAGTTCCAGAACTTCCACCAACGCAGACAACGGCAAGCGTATCAATTCCAAGTCTGTTGAATGCGGTCTTTACATCTCCGATAATTCCGATTTTATCAAGCATTGTTTTCATAGTTTTATATCTCCTTATAATTTAATTTACATCATTACAAAAGGTGCAACAGTACAACGGCAATTGCAAACTTGCCCCGCAGGTGCGGAAGGGTCACCCGCATATTCCATAAATGCCCCTTCACTCTGGCTTGTTGCAGGAACTTCAAACTTGTCTGTTATCGGCACTACAACCCCGTCCATAAGTAAATGAGAATCCCGTGTTCTATCGTCCTGCACGGAAATCCATTCTTTCATTGAAATATCTTCCGAGCGGTAAAGTTCAATCGCACCCGCATTCATTGTGGTACAACTTTCTGTTCTTGCGATAAGTTCTGCCCGCCACTTTTTATCTTCTGCAAACATTTCGTCTGATACTTCAATCAGCTTTGCAACACGCTTTTTCAAATCTTCCCCTTCTTCGATAGATTCTGAAAGTGCCTTGCGTAATTTCTTTTTTGTCGTATCGTCAATATCTTTTGCCAAGTTCAAGCCGTATGTGTCTATCCAGATATTGAACAACCGCCTTGTTTCTTCGCTGATTTCCTTTACGCCTTTTTTATTCAACAGTTCAAGCCCGTGTTCTGCACCGACTGTCAAGCCGTTGAAAAATGCCCCTGCCATTGTATGCAGTAACTTCTTGTCCATTTCCTTGTTGTAAAGGTTTTCTATTGCAGTTCCTACATCTTTATTTTCTTCACAGGCTTTGCGGATTGTCTTGTTTACTTCTTCATTCTGTTTTGTAAAGGCGGTCTGCATTGCCTTGTAAAAAGGTTCTTCAATGCTTCTTGCCCGTGCGTCAAAAACCTTCCAAATCTTTCCCCGCCTTTCCTTGTCTGCGTCTGATTTCAAAACCTTGTATTTTTTTTCATAAGCTTTTGAAAGTGCTTCAAACTCTTTTTCGGGAAGTTCTGTTTCGGGGCTTTCTTCTGTGGACCCTTCGGGAAGTTCAATTTGTTCTGTCGGCTCTGCGTCGGGAAGTTCAATCGGCTCTGAATTAAAAGGAACTTCAACCTGTCCGAAACCACGAAGGTAAACATCACCGCCCCTTTCGTCTGCTTCATAACCCATAGCAATTCGCCAATCGTTTACAGTAAGAACACCCCTAGAAAGTCCGTCATTAGCAATCTGCAATTTCTGTTGTATATCTTCTGCAATATTGTTTTCGTGGTATAAAATAAACTTTCTTTCTTTGTCGAAATCTTCCCACAATAACTGATTATTGATTGAACGTTCAAACATTCTTAAATAATCAGCAAGTACATTTTTATTCAAAAGATATTCGGCAGAATCAATTGTGCTTCTGTTTGAGTTCTGCAAAATACCCATAATCTCTGGCGGAATGTGGAAGTGTTCGTTTGCGTTATCCCTTAAAAATCTTCTGCTTTCTACAAAGTCTAGTTCTGTCGGGGTTTGTGAAATCTTTTCAAACTTGCTACCTTCCCCCGTCAAGACCATCGGTTCTTTTGCGTGTCTGAACCCTGCCATTTTCTGAATCCAAGATTGTTTTATCTGGTCTGCGGTTTCCTTTGTTCCCTGTGGTGCGTAAATAATCGCAGAAGGTGTTGCGTCATTAAAGAAAAGGTTTTTGGCATATTTAGAAGCGTATTCGTCTGACTGTATTTCATCTCCGATTGCTTCACTTGTTCCACGACCCCTGCCGTATGGATCGTTTAAATCTATGTCTTTGAAAGAAATTACATCTTCAACAGGAACGACAATAGAATTGCCCCCTGCCGTTCCGAACGGATATATTTCCCAAAATCTTTGATTTACTGTCGGGGTCTGAATAACCCAAGAAGGTGCAACAGGTTGCAAGCCTATTACTTTTCCCATAGGGTCACGGACTTTCAAAAGATAAGCTTCCCCGACCAAAGTATAACAGGCAAAGACAAAATAACGGATAGTCCACCCGTTTAAATCCCTGTCAATCGGGCAAGGGTTTTCAAGTAAATCATAGATTTCGTGCTTTTCAATTACTTCTGCCTTGCTTTTGTTTTTTCTGAAATCGGCTTTGTCATAAAGATATAGTTCGGTACTTGCACATTTGTTGGCGATAATTCTACAACCGTCCAACCTCGCATTCGTATGATACAATTCAAGCAAATCCCGACTTGCACTATCGGGGGCTTGACTCCACATTTTTTTGATTAGGTTCTTGATTCCTTCAAGCGTTTTGCTCATAAGTTCCTTCCTTATGCCTATAGTTTGCTATAACTATAAAACAAGAAGGAACTTTTGTCAAAAATCACTTTTCAATTTTGCCTTTCGGTTCTGTCTTTACAACCGCATTTTTAACAATCGGCTTTTCCCCGTCTGGTACAAATACCATTCCGATATATTCATTTCGGTAAATGAAACCCGAAGGTGTACGGGTAATGTCGTATCCGCTTTCTGTATCCAGAATAGGTGCGTCCCCGACTTTCAAATCTGCCAACATCTGTTGCAAATTATCCGTTGATTTTCTGATTGTTCTTGCCATACTTCTTCCCCCTTAATAAAGCATTGGTCTAATTATTTTAGGTTCATAGAAAAGCATTAAAACAGAATCCGCCCTGTCGGGTGATTTTCCCCCGTTTCTTGCCTTGTATGAATCCTTGCTTTCTATCTGCCTTCTTGCCTTTCTGTCATAAGAAAAGCGTCTGTCGGTTAATTCGTGAAACAGGCTTGAATCGTTTAGTAGTGAAACTTCGCTGATTGGAAAAGTACACCACATTTCCGAAGGTAAATCTGCAAACTTATCTTCTTCACTTGCCTTACTTCCGAAGTTTATTCCCACAACTTCACGATAACCCCTAGATTGCAGAATGTCTACAACACCGCCCCCGACACCTGTTTCGTCAACCTTTATCCGCATATCGTGATTATTTCCCGCCATTACTTCAATATGTCCGCACAGTTCAACAAGCGATATATTTTTATATTCTTTCAAGACTTTCAAAACAAGTCCTTTTCTCATACTGATTATTGAACTATCAGAACCATAGCGGGCAACATCAACCGCAATTTCCCAATCGCCTTCGTCTGAAACTTCCCGTTCCATAGCTTCGTGAACGGCAAGTCTTGACATAACGGAATTGTCTGCCTGCTTCCTGTATTGCCCGTTCCAAATATGGTCGGCTTCGTCTGGGTTGCTTATATAGTCTGCTTCCATTTCCATTTTCAATTGTTCGGGAAAAAAAGGATTGTCATTCCAATTGACTTCTACATCTAAAACATCTTTTCTTGTTTTAATAATTTCAACGGCGTCTTCTTCTGTTTCGGGGTTGTATGTAAAATAAAACTCCGCCCCTTCTTCTCGTATTGTCGGCAGAAGTAAACGCAGGGATTCAACAGAAAGGCTTTGTGCTTCTTCGCACCACACCAAATCTATATTGACATACGATTTCAAACTGTTTGCCGATTTGTTATCACGCAAGCCGTGAAATATAATCTTGCTTCCGTTGTCATTATATATTTTTTCTTTCTGAATATTCCACCCGCCAAGCT